GGCATCGCGGACCCCGCCGAGGGCGGCGGCACCCCTCCCGCTGATCCCGCCCCCGCTGGCGGCGTGGAGAAGCACGCGGAGTCCCCCGCGGCGCCGGAGCAGCCCGCCGTCCCCGCTGGCGGCGCTCTCCACCCGGACGTGGCCAAGGCCCTCTCCGACTTCGAGGCCATGAAGAAGCAGCAGACCGCTGAAATCGAGGCTTTGAAAAAGAGCCTGGAGGTGGAGCGGCTGACGGCGCTGGCCAAGAAGTACGAGGTACTGGGGAAGAAGGCCCCGGAGCTGGCCGAAAAGCTGTACACGCTGAAGAAGGCGGGCGGCACGGTCTACGATGACTACGTGGCCCTGCTGGATGAGAGCGTGGCAGCGGTGACCAAGGGCGGGCTGTTTGGCGAGATCGGCAGCTCCCGCCAGGGGAGCGCCGGCACCGAGCAGACCATCGGCATCAAGGCGGCGGAGCTGGCAAAGTCTGCCCGGGGCGGCATGACCTCCACCGACGCCATCATCAAGGCGTTTGAGGAAAACCCCGAGCTGGCAATGCAGTACGAAGCCGAGTATTTCGGCAGATAAGGAGGAACGGGCAATGAACGGCAAGCAGTATCTCAATGCGTTTATCAACAACACCGCCACCATCCGGGACGTTCTGGCGGCTGACGTGCAGGACGCGCCCCACAAGGTGCTGGCGTACAACACGGACGGCAAGCTGGCCCTCCCCGCCGCCGACGGCGACCCCGTCATCGGCGTTATCCTCAGTGACGCACCCGCCAACGACAGCGGCGTGACCCCCTCCGGCGCGGAGGTCGATGTGCTGATCCGTCATATCGGTCTGGCCGAGGCCGGGGCGGCGGTGGCCAAGGGAGACCTCCTGACGGCCACCACGGACGGCACCCTCCGCAAGGCGGAGGCCGGGGAATACATCCTCGGCATCGCCATGACCGCAGCGGCCGCAGCCGGGGAGCTGGCCCAGGTGTACATCACCCACGGCGGCTACGCGAAATAACGAAAAGGAGGACTAAACAATGCCTATGACTACGCAGGAACTGGCGGCTTCCATCCAGAAGGGGATTTTCAAGCCGCATATCTATCTGACCAACGTGTGCCTGTCCTATTTCCAGAATATGGGCGGCTTTGTTGCCCGCAAGGTGTTTCCCATCGTCCCCGTCCCCACTTCCTCGGCCCACTACTACGAGTTCGACAAGGGGGACCTGGCGCGGGATAACATGGCCCGGAAGCCGGAGTTCGGCCACGTCTCCCCCGGCATCTACGGCAAGCGGGATAAGTTCTACCACTGCGAGGTTGACCAGGTCATCACCGGCGTTGACCAGATTTCCACACTGGACTTCCAGCGCACCAACGCCCCCGCAGTCATCGACCCCCGGCGCAGCAAGGTGCGTTGGGTGGCCGAACAGATGAACATCCACCTTGACCGCATCTGGGCCGGGAAGTACTTCAACCCCCAAAGCTGGACGCACGTCTACACGGGCGTGAACACCGGCACCCCCGGCGCGGATCAGTTCTACTGCTTCGACAACGCCAACAGCGACCCCGTGACCTTCTTCAGCCAGCTTCGGAACAGGATGCTCCTGGCGGGCCTCCGCAAGCCGAACAAGATGGTTCTGGGGGCCAACGCATATATCGCCCTGACGGTGAACCCCTCCATCCTGGAGCGCATCAAGTACCAGGGCAGCGAGGCGAACCCGGCGAACGTAACCGCCAACGTCCTCGCCCAGTTGTTCGGGCTGGACGAAATCGTCATCGCGGAGAGCGTCTACAACGCGGCTCCCTACGGCGCGGAGGACGATATGCGCTTCATCTGCAACCCGGACGATGCCCTGCTGACCTACACCACCTCCAGCCCCAGCATTGATGAGCCGTCCGCTGGCTACACCTTCACCTGGGATATGCTGGGCAACGGTCAGTATACCGCCGTCCAGCAGTATCTCGGGGAGGCGGCTACCCATACGGAGTTCATCGAGGGGCTGCTCTGCACCGACCCCGAAATCACGTCCACCGACCTGGGCGTGTTTTTGAAGGAAGCGGTCAGCGACAGCTTCACTGCGTAAAGGAGGAATCAGGCTATGGCGTACATTGCGAACAAGCCCGTGCGCTTCGACCGCGACTATAAGGTCGGAGAGGTCATCCCGGACGCAGTCATCGCCCCCGGCATGACCCGCAAGCTGATGGAGATGGGCAGAATCCTCCGCGTTGACCTTCCGGCTCCCGGCGGCAATGCGGAGGATTCCCCTTCCCCCGCGCCGGAGGACACGCAGGGCGGCGCAGGGGGCGAGGGTGGTATGATCACCCCGAAGGAAGCAGAAGCCCCCGCAGAGGGCGCAGAGAGCGCCCCTGGCGGCGATTCCGGCGCGGGTGAGGCAACCACCCGGCTGGACGGCGAAAACCAGCAGGAGGGCGCAGAGGGCGCCCCTGGCGGGGCGCAGGACGCACCCTCTGGTGAGGACACGAATGTCCCTGCCGGCGGGGAATTCGTCTGCGAGGTATGCGGCAGGGCGTTCAGCAGCCAGCAGGCGCTGGCGGCGCACAGCCGGTCGCATAAGGACTGAGGGACACGGCCATGACCTACAGCTACGACCCAACACAGATCCGCGCCAGGGGCAAAGACCAGATGCGCTTTGAACTTGGGGACACGCAGACCGATGGCGGGGCGGATACCTGTGCGCTGGCCGATGAGGAATACGAGGCCGTGCTCGCAGATCTGAAAGCGGGCAAGAAGGCGTGGCTGTACGCCAAGCTGGCCGTCCTGGAGGCGATTCTGTTCAAGATGAGCTACCAGGTGGACACCCGCATAGACGTTCTGCAATACGGCTTCGGAGACCGGGCGGAGCGGTGGCAAAAGATGTATGACGCTTTGAAGAAGCAGATACTCGCCACCGCCTCCATCCCGACCCTCGCCCCGTCTATCACCGAAACGCCCCCCTACTTCCGCAAGGGGATGGAGGAAAACCCGAGAGCCTGTCACGGCGCGGGCGGCCCTCCGTCCCCTTTCCGCAAAATGACCACATAGGGGGGGCGGAAAATGTTCACAGGGGCAATCCACATGATGCCGGGACAGGAGCTTCGCACATTCACGGTCTACCGGGACGGAGAGCACAAAACCGCCAGCGGCAGGGTTATCTCAAACGGCGCGGAACCCATCGGGGAAATCCGCGCCGTTCTCGCTGCGGCAAAGCCGGAGGAAATCCTGCGCTGGCGGCAGCTTGAACACCCTGTGTCCCACAAAATCATCCAGCAGGGAACGGCGGCGTTTGAGATAAAGCCCGGAGATTCCCTGATGCATGGTGAGCGGAGGTACATCGTCCAGACGGCCCCGTACAACCCTGGAGGGCTGAACCACTGGACGATTTACTACTGCGATGAAAGGAGTGACGTCTGATGCCGACCGACCAGCAGAGCACCAGCAAGGCGTGGGGTAATGCCTCCCAAGTCATCGGCAAGACTGTGGCCGCCACGCTCAAGGGCGTGCAGAAGGAGGTCGCGCAGCGGACATACCGGGCAAGCAACGAACTGCGCAGCGCCTCCCTCCGCGTCCTGCGGGGGCAGCGTTCCGGAAAGAAGTACCGGGTGCCGAATACGAGCAGGTCCTACACGGCGTCCGCACCGGGAGAGCCTCCCGCCGTGCGCACCGGCGCGTTCCGGCTTTCCTGGGGCGCACACGTCCATGTGGAAAAGAAGGACACGCGCTTCCGGGCGGTGGCAGCCATCGAGAGCAGGGAGCGAGCCGGTGGCCGGCTTCTTGGCGAAATGCTGGAGAACGGCACAGGGAGGATGAAGCCCAGGCCGTACAAGCAGGCCGTCATCAACATGGCAATGCCAAAGGTAAAAGCGATTTACAAAAAGCCCTATAAGGGCGGTTAGGAGGACAGGTGATGGCGCTTATTATGAACGCGACCCATCAGGAGTTCGACCTTGCGCAGGTCGGGCGCGGAGACTGCATCCGCGTCAAGCGGGCTGGGGATACCACGGCCAGAAACGGCTTCATCACCGAGGCTACGGCAACCAGGCTGCGGATTTTGTACTGCAACACGCAGAACAACGCCAGCAGCTACCTCGACATCACCGCGGCCGACGTGGCCATCGGTGTGTGGGAAATCTACTGGACGCGGGACTTCCAGACGGTCAACTATGAGTGCAACGCCCCGCAGACCGGG